ATTTAGAACAGACAATTAAATCATTACTACCGTTAACTAAAAAAATAATACAAAGAAATAAAACGCAAGTGTTAGTAAAGCCTGATACTTATAGCATTAATAATTTAGTCGAGACTGTACTAGAACTATACAGGTTTCCATTAGTAATTGTATTAAACGAAAAACAAGCTGCTGACGAATTAGTAGAATTTAATCGTGCATTTAATGGAGTCATTGCTAAAGAAAGTATGACTGTTATGTTCCGAATGGAAAATAAAGACCTTGACGCACAAGAGTTTAACAGGTACATTAAAGAACAAGGATTAAATAATCCGGTTGACAAGTCCACTAAAATAGTGTATATTAGTACTAATAAAGTTCCAAAGCCGCTATTGACTTCTGAGTGGAAGCCAATTACAGGCATTACTACTCACTCAAGACAGAATCAAAAAGTTGAAACATACTTAGGTGAGTTAGATCTAGTTATGCATTATGACAGTGATGCACTTTGGAGAGGTAACCAAGTAGAGAAAATATGAGCACATGTAGATTAATAATACAAGATGAAGTAAACATTAAGCTAGAAGGCTTAGATGTAGATACACGCCGTAAGATTGCAAACAAGCTCAAGTTTGAAGTGCCTTATGCAAAATACATGCCACAATATAAACTTGGACGTTGGGATGGTAAGGTTGCATTCTTTGGTATAGGCGGCACCGGGTATGTTAATCACTTAGACGTTGTAGTAGCAGAACTACAAAAGAACAATGTTGAGATAGTTGACATTGTCGATGAAAGACAAAAAGTAAATTTAGAATTCACTCCAGTTACAGAACGCTATTGGGCAGACCAAGGTGTAGTATGGCCTAAGGATCATCCTGTTGCTGGCACTGAAATTATATTGCGTGACTATCAAGTAGAGGCCATCAACAACTTTCTTGCAAATCCGCAGAGCTTGCAACAGATTGCTACTGGTGCAGGAAAGACTATTACTACAGCAACATTAAGTCATATCAGTGAGCCTTACGGACGTAGTCTTGTTATTGTGCCAAACAAATCTCTTGTTGAACAAACGGAAGAGGATTATATTAACTGTGGTCTTGATGTTGGCGTGTACTTTGGCGATAGGAAGATGCTAGGGTGTACACATACTATTTGTACTTGGCAGAGTCTAAACATTCTAGATAAGAAAACTAAAGATGGATCTGCTGTATTGAGTCTTGCTGAGTTTCTTGATGGAGTCAGTACAGTTATTATTGACGAAGTGCATCAAGCAAAAGCAGAAGTACTAAAGAAATTACTTACACAAAATTTACGTAATGCTCCAATACGTTGGGGACTTACAGGTACTATACCTAAAGAGAAGTTTGAGTTTGAATCGATACATGCAAGTATTGGTCCTGTGGTTGGCAACATATCAGCAAAAGAATTACAAGACAAAGGTGTACTTGCACAATGTCATGTTAACGTAGTTCAGCTGGTTGACATTGTTGGGCACAGCGATTATCAATCCGAACTAAAGTATCTAGTATCAGACAAAAATCGATTAGACTATATAGGCAAATTATTAAACACAGTATCACAAAGTGGTAACACATTAATACTAGTAGACAGAATTAGTGCAGGACAACAGTTAGCAGAACTTATTCCTAACAGTACGTTTATTAGCGGCAGTGTAAAAGTAAAAGATCGAAAAGAAACATACGACACAATACGCGAAGGAACTAATGAAGTTATCATTGCAACGTACGGAGTTGCAGCTGTAGGACTTAACATTCCTCGTATATTTAATCTTGTTCTACTTGAACCAGGCAAGAGTTTTGTTAGGGTTATTCAATCAATAGGCAGAGGCGTAAGAAAGGCGAAAGACAAGGACTTCGTACAGATATGGGATTTAACATCAACATGTAAGTATGCGAAGAGACATTTAACCCAACGTAAAAAATTCTATAAGGAAGCAGAATATCCTTTCACAATAGAAAAAGTAGAATGGAACTAAAATTATGAGAATATTAACGCTAGAAAATAAGTCATTCGAATTGAATAACATGCCGGAAGAGATTGAAGATGAAATCCGATTTGCTGTATTAGACAACAGTGATCCAAAGGACACAGACTTCTTTTTTGTTCCGATGATATTTTTAGAATCATTCAGTGCTCCTGCAATGGTAATGGAAATAAACGGTAAAGAAATAATGATGCCAGTTGACTGGTCTATGGCAGTGGGAGATAGTGAAAGCGGTGCGGACTTAGAAGTACTTCCGTTAACTAGTATCAATGACAGGGGATTCGAAGCATTCCTTATGAACCCACTAACTAGTTTCAAAGTTGACTTTGGTAGTATAAAAATAACTAATTTTTACTCAGATGTAAAATGGTATTTTCCAAAAGTAAAAAACAATCAGTTGCTTGCAATACCAATTGAAGAAGGAGATAATCCTTTATGTGCATATTTTATTAAGGAAATAAGTAGACAAAGTGAAGTTATAGACTTTGGTCAGTTACTATAGATAGGAGAACATAGATGACTTTAAAAGCAGGAAAAATATGGGGTCAAACAGAATTGATCCATGCAAACGGTGTATTAGAATTTCACCGCATAGAATACAAAGGAGGTTTCAAATGTTCAGAACACGAACATGAATTTAAATGGAACGGCTTCTTTGTTGAATCAGGAAAGATGCTAGTACGTGTTTGGCAAGATGACCAAGGACTAGTAGACGAGACTATTTTAAACCCAGGTGACTTTATGCAAGTGAAGCCAGGCAAGATACATCAGTTCGAAGGAATTGAAGATGGAGTAGCATTTGAATTGTACTGGGCTGAGTTTAATCATGATGACATTAAACGTCGAACAGTTGGTTCATTAGCAAAGTAATGTATAGTCCAAAGTACATGGAAGAGCTTCGAGTAATACATGCTGATGTATCACGTAAAAGAGGCTTTGGCGGGAAGATGAAAGACCTAGGCGAGTTCCATACTTACATGGAACAATGGAAGCCTTCTAGTGTGCTTGACTACGGCTGTGGTAAAGGAATTATACTTGCTAATCTTCAAGAACAATATCCTACTACAGGATTTACAGGCTACGACCCAGCCGTATCGCATTATGCTAACAAAGCAACAGAAGTAGATTGTGTGTTTAGTAATGATGTGCTAGAACACATTGAACCCGAATTTATTGGTCAAGTGTTACAACATATAGACACACTTTCTACAAAATATGTTTGGTTAAGAATAGATACGTTACCTGCCCGTAAACGATTAACAGACGGGCGTAACGCACATTTAATAATTGAAGACCAGGCTTACTGGACCGAAATGATTCAACACAGCATAGACGGAATAGTAGTTTATAATAACGTTAATAAAAAAGGTAAACTAGATGTCGCAATCGAAAAATAAAATGATACCTGGGGAAGCATTGATATACGAGCGTAACGACGGTGTTGTGTATGCTCATTATCGAGACCCCCCACACAATACAATACCACGCTGGATCATTGGCGGTGACCCAGCAGGAATAGCAAGAGCACAAGGTGACTTGTTAAACTATGCAGAGTGGCAAGAGCTATGTAAACTGAGCTTAGTATACCCAACATTAAAAAAACTATTAGACAATTTAGTAACAACGTATTATACAGTTAAGGAGAATCATGAATAACTACATTTTTACAAGCGAAAGCGTAAGCAACGGACATCCAGACAAAGTTGCTGACCAGATATCAGATGCATTAGTAGATGCGGGTCTTAAGAATGGAGACCATACAACTCGTGTTGCTATTGAAACACTAGTAACTACTAACATGGTTACAGTAGCAGGCGAAGTAAAAAACTTTAACGTAACTAAAGCAGCTATAGAACACATTGTTCGAAATAAAGTTAAAGAAATTGGCTACGAGCAAGAAGGGTTTCATTGGAATACGTTAAAGTTTTATAATGAAATACATTCACAGAGCGCAGACATTGCACTTGGAACAGACGACTTCGGAGCAGGCGATCAAGGTATTATGTTTGGTTATGCTACAAATGAAACAGCGGCATATATGCCAGCACCTATATACTATGCACACGGTATTTTAGAAGCATTAAATGGTGTAAGGAAGACTGTAGACTTTTTAGGTCCTGATGCAAAGTCGCAGGTAAGTATACAGTACGAAGGTGGAATACCAAAACGAGCCGATCAAGTTGTTATTAGTACACAACATGCTGAAGGCAAAAATGAATTAGCAACGGCACTAGCCAAACAAGCGGCAGTGGCTGTACTAGGAGATTTAGTTGATGAGAATACAAAATGGCATCTTAACCCTACTGGTAATTTTGTTATTGGCGGCCCCGATGGTGACGCCGGAGTTACAGGTCGTAAAATTATTGTTGATACTTATGGCGGCTTTGCTCCTCACGGTGGCGGTGCCTTTAGTGGTAAGGATCCTACAAAAGTAGATAGAAGTGCTGCTTACATGGCACGTTGGTTAGCAAAGAATGTAGTAGCAGACGACATGGCTGACTGGTGTCAAATTCAACTTAGCTATGCTATCGGTGTTAAAGAACCAACTAGCATATATATTGATAGTAATGGACACAATAAAAGTATTGAAAAATTTATTCGTAGTGAAATAGACTTAACGCCAAAAGGCATTATTGACAAACTTGATTTATTTACGTTTAACGAATATAGTAAGAACTGTGTATACGGACACTTTGGAAATAAAGATGTGCCGTGGGAAAGGATTGGCTGGTAATGAGACACACTATAGCAGGAGTACTTTTTTTAGTATTAGGAATATATTTTTTAATACAAGATATGATGCCAGGGCCAATGGGCTTTGGTGCCGCCATGGACATGCCTACCATGTCACACGGTAACACTTTATTAGGCATTGGAGAAATGACATGGATGTGGTTTGTAATGGCTACTGTATATTTCTTCATTAAAGATTGTAATTGTAAGGAATGCAAATGAGAATTATAGCAGGACCATGTCAGCATGAGTCGTTAACACAGTCATCACATATTGCACAGAAGTGTAAGGAAGTATGTGATAAGTATGGTATTGAATATATCTTTAAAGCAAGTTTTGATAAAGCAAACCGTTCTAGCTTAGGTAATAAACGAGGTGTAGGACTTGCTAACACGCTAAATGATTTTAAATTAATTAAAGAAGTACACGGTGTCAAAACACTAACAGATGTACATGACGTTGATCAAATTGAAATGATTACATCATACTTTAATGAGTGTGTAGATGTATTACAAATTCCTGCATTCCTTTGCAGACAAACTGACTTGCTACAAGCAGCTTGTGAAACGGATAAGATTGTTAATATTAAAAAAGGGCAGTTCCTTGCACCGTGGGATATGGCTGGTATATTAACTAAGACAGAAGGTGCTAAAGAAGTTTGGATTACCGAACGAGGAACAAGTTTTGGATATAACACATTGGTTGTCGACTTCACTGGTCTACAATATATGTTGGATAATTTTAGCGAGCCAGTTGTGTTCGATTGTACACATGCTGTACAGAAGCCCGGCGGACTTGGAGGTTCGTCAGGCGGTAATCGTGACTACGTGCCTGGCATGGCTCGCGCTGGCAGTGCTCTTGGGATTTCATCGTTCTTTTTAGAAGTACACCCTGATCCAGACAACGCACCTAGTGACGGACCAAACATGTTACGCTTAGATGATTTTGAAAGGACAGTAGATGAAATCCACCGCTATTCTTATACCAGCTAGATATAACAGCACACGCTTCCCCGGAAAGCCTCTTGCTATGTTAGATGGCGTTCCTATGATAAAACGTGTGTATGACGCTTGTATTGCGTCTAAGATACCAACATACGTGCTTACTGATGATCAGCGTATATTTAATTTGTTCGGCGATGGAACATGTTGGATTGATCAAGAACACGAATATAAGAACGGTACTGAAAGATGTGCTGGTGCTATCACTGATGATAACTTCACAAAGTACTTTGGACAATACGATCAATTTATTAATGTACAAGGTGACATGCCAGACGTTACAGTTGAAATGATTGAACGTTGTGTTGAATGGTTAAAGTATTATTCTATTAGTACAGTGTTTACTAATCTAACACAAGGTATGAAGAACGATCCAAACACAGTTAAGATGATACGTGCAGGCGATCAGGCACTATGGTTTGGCAGAGGCATAACAGGATATGGCGAATGGCATTTGGGCATATATGGATATCGACGTGATGCATTAAACTTGTATCCATCATTAGAGATTACGCAAGAAGAAACAATTGAGCAACTTGAACAGCTCAGGTGGCTCAAAAACGGTTGGCAAATAGGGTGTAGTAGTGTATACTATAAGGGAGTAGAGATAAACGCACCGGAGGACGTAGATGTATGGCACAAGATAAATTCCCAGTAAAAGATGTTTTAGCATCGATTGATTTAAACGGCAAAGGTGTTTGGAAAGAACTGTCTGATGAACAAAGAAAGTCTGTAGGTTTTTGGCTGTTGAATAGATATGTAAGTTGTATTAAAGGCAACCGCGAAACACAAGAATGGGCAATTATTAAGACTAATGAAAACTACAATAAACATTTCAACACAATTGGTGTTGGTAAAGAAAATGGACATCCACAACTGATGTGGCAGTTATTATGTACTAGTGGTAACTGGGGTGAGATAAAGTTTCATCCATACATTGGCTTTAAGAAGAAGGGCGGAAACAATAATGCCGCAATTAAATTACTTGAACAAGTGTATCCAAATATGAAATTAAATGAGGTTGAATTACTTGCTGGACTATCTACTA